AATTTATCTAAGAAAGACGTTCTTCATATTCAAGAAGTTTTTGAGAATGAGTATGAAAGACAAAGTCTTTCTGATTTAGCCCCTGTAGTGGGTTTGGCTTTAGGTGCTGCGCTTTCGGCAACATCTAAAACAGATTCGCAAACGGCGGGAGCTGTTATTAATTTTGCTAGTAGATTTCCTACCGTGTTTTCATCGGTAGAAGAATGTGTATGTAGTGCTTTCGATCATATATATCATTGGTATTACGGAGAACATTATTTTAAGGATAAGAAGATTATGGATGATTTTGATAATTTTGTCGAGGAATTTCGTGCTTTTAGCGAAACTCCTGATATCGAGTTAGCCATAGATCGAGACCTCACTATTGCTCAGAAGCTTGAAGAGCTTCATTCAAAAGTGCAGATTCTCGAACCTCTTACTCATCATATTCGTAATACACCAACTTTTTCAATGGTGTTAGGCAAGACTTTTGCCAAAATTAATAGTTTATACGAGTCTCATCGTAAGTCTGCAGATCTTTATTGTACTAGAATAGAGACTGTTTGTTGTTGGTTATTCGGAGATACAGGTATGGGGAAGACTACTATTTATCCTCATATTGTCGCAGCTGTTTATGATCTTGTTCGTGATGCATTGCCGGAGTTGTTACCTTATAGGTATTCACCTTCACATTGTCATCATCGAAACAAACTCTCCCAGTACTGGGAAGGTTATGAACGGCAGTTTGCTTGTATATGGAATGAAGCATTGGAAAAGGAAGATCCTCAAGAGAGACAGAGGACTTTATCCGAGTTTTTAACAGCTTGTGAGAGCGGAACTTTTCCGCTTGACATGGCTTTTGGAGATAAAGGTAAGGCGTTTTTTAATTCTATGCTTGCTTTGATTACATCGAATTTTACTGATAATTTGCTCGCGAAAGAGTCTCATATGACCTTTCCTTCCGCTGTTGTTAGACGACGGACTTTATATTTACAGGTCGTAAAAGACCAAAAATTTGTTATGGAGAAGGATGGAAGTTCAGCCAATTTTGACGAAGGCTGGAAATTCATTGTTAGCGAACCTAGGGTTGCGGCGTTTAAAGAGTCGTTTTACTTGGGTTTACCAAAAACTTTGCATGAAATGGTGCAGAAAGACGGATCTATAGTTCTTCGTTTTTCACATGTCGTGTCCATACTTGCTTCAGAGATTATTGAGAGGCAAGCAAAAAGACAAGATGTGTCTGAATTCATGCGAAATTTTTCTTATACTAAGTATGTTACAGAAGCTCGTTCTGTAGTTGAAAAGTATGATGGTCCTGTTTTCGAAGCTAAAGAGAGTGATAATTCGAAAAGGGGTGTTGAACGTAGTATCCGATCTGTGCACAGAGAGCAGAAAATGGGGAGATTTCAACAACGTGTAAAATCCACTGAATCGGCAGTAATGACCGAGGTGGTTTCGTCCAGCGTTCCTCAGACGCGTGTATCTGAGATGACAACAACTACTGTTCCTGTTGTTGTGGGCTATGGAGATCGTCCATGGCATAGAGTAGAAGAGAG